GATGCTTGGACTTCTTCAGAACATTTTAATTTGCTTAGCGGAAAAGTATTTAAAATAAATGGTACAACTGTTTTAAGCGGGACAAATTTAGATAATGTTACTGTAGACGGTGGTACTTTTTAACTAGGAGAGCCGATGGCTAACATTGTAAAACTTAAAAGATCAGGGACTGCTAACGCCGCTCCGATTGCTAATTCACTGGAGCACGGAGAATTGGCAATCAATTATGCTGATGGAATTTTATTTTATAAAGATGCAAGTAACACTGTTATTTCATTTAACATAACAGATGCAATTGCCAGTTCAAATCTTGATACAGATGTTGCTGATTTAGAAGTATCAGTAGCCATGCAAACCTTCTAGGGCTTGGAACAGCTTTTCTGTTATAATTGAATATTATGGATGATGTAAAAATAAACACAAGTAAGACATTAACCCTTACTTTACCAAGCGACCCAACATCCAATCTTGTATCTGTAAGTCTTTATCATGAATTTGGTTCTTTAGTGAGTGGTCCAACTAATGCTACAAGAACAAGTGCTGGTGTTTATACAATTACTTATGGTCAGCAAGCTTCTGGTATTTATATTTTAAATTCAGCCGGAAGGCATAGAGTTGATTTTACTTACACAATTAGTGGGACATCATATACTCAATCACAATATATAAATGTTTATACTCCATATATTAGTAGCGATGATTTTTTTGAAGACCATCCAGAACTAGAAACAGATTGGTCTGATAAATTTGATAAATTAGAAAAAAAAGTTAGAAACATTATTAATACTTTTTGTGGTCAATCTTTTGATTATTATCCAAATAAATATTTAGAAATACAGGGGTCTGGGAAAAAAACAATTCATTTACCAATTCCTATTACGACTTTAAGAAAAGTTACCGCAAATACAGGCGATTCGGATCAAGTTGTTGTGCATGATTATTCTGATGCGACATTGAACAATATTGAAAAAACAAAAGAACCGCATAATTTCAATAGCACATATTATATTCAATATAAAAGATCTTTTATAGATAGCATTCAAACTATTATTACAACATCAAAATTTGATGCGCAAGATGATTATAAAATTGAAGGAGATTTCGGCTGGCAATTTGTGCCAAATAATATTGAGCAAGCCGCTGATCTTCTTTTAGAGGATATCATGAATGATGATTCCGAGTACAGAAGGCATGGTATTTATCGTGTTGATATGGATACTATTGAATATGAAACTAAAAAGGATGTAACATTTTATGAATCCACCGGGAACATTGATGCAGATGTATTGCTCATAGATTACACACTTTTTGTAATGGATTATGTGGTTTAAATGTCTAACGGAACTTTCTTAAAACTTCCGCATGAGATTGATGTTTATACAAAAACAACAACTGTAAATGCGGCAGGGCAAAGGACCACAGCATACACTAAAGCCGCTACTGTAAAAGCTTTGTATCAAGCCATGTCTTCAGAAAGAAGAACATATCCGTATACTGATAATATTGATGAAATAGAATTTTACATCTCTTACAAAGACGCAACATATGCTTCGTATAATAATCGTATTAGAAATGTTGTTGATAGATACGGCAATGTTATTGAAGCTGGGCCGGTAGAAATTATTAATATTCATAGACAAGTTGGATTAAATGGCAAAGTTAGACAAGTCCTTTTGACTTGCAGGAAGGTTGTGGAAGATGCTTAAAATTTCAATTAACAGAACAGCAAGTGCTCAAATGGAATACGCTGCTTTGAACACACAAACTTTGCCGTTAAGACTTCAAGCCGCGCAAATGAGAGCTGTTATGGCGGCTGCAGAAAAAATAAAAAATAGACTTCCTGAGGTATCAAGAGGTGCCAGATATTTAGAAGTAAAAGCAATGTCTTTTGGACCTGTTGGTGCAAAACTTGTTATTACGCCGTCTAAAAATTCCAAAACTGGAAAAGACGGAAGAAATGTACAAATTGCTTCGTCAGTAGTTTTAACTGGCAAAAAAGGTGGAGGTTATATTTATCCTAAAAATCGTAGAGCAATGAAACTTCGCAAAGAAAGTGTTATTAATGGTTATGGACAATTTTATACTCGCGTTAGAAAAGCCAGAATTAAAAGTAAGCGACCAGAAGTGAGAGCGCTTGCGAGGGAGGTGGTTATTGATTTGATTAATCAATCATTGACCAAAGAAGGATTCGGGAAGAGAGGTGGGGTCTCAAGACCATCTGCTGATATTCCAAGAGGGTAGTTATGCCAATAAGCGTATATGATGTAAATACATTTTTAAAAGCCGATGCTACATTAACAAGCATTGCGGGAAAAGTTATGAATTTTTTTCCTGTTATTGGCTACGGATCAGAAACAGCCCCATTCGTAGTGTATTATTACGAACCAGGAACTCCGTCAATTGAATCATATTGGGTCAGAAGAGATGCTGTGAGATATTCAATTTATGACTCAGATGTTGCTCGGCTATTTAGCATATCCGAGAGATTTATTGCTTTATTAGGTGAATCAGATCAGGTTCAGGGGACAATCCCTAGCAATAGTGTCAGAATTTTAAATTCTTTTTTATATTCTACAAACTTGACTGAGCCCATAGAAAAAGAAGGCTGGTATCTAATGGATATGGATTTTTACTTAATATCGGTAAGCCTTTGATTAATTTGTGGTAGAATAAATATATATGAAGTATAATGTAATTACATATATCGGCAAGACCCCAGGGTTTGTCGTTAAATTAGGTTCTAAGGTTTATGATTTTGAATGGCAGAAAGGCATTGGTGTCGGAACCCGTTCAAACGAAATAAACCCAGATCACGCCAAGAAGATATCTTCCTGGCGGGACCGCAAGGGTAGAAAAATATTTATCCTTGAATAAGTTTTATGGAGGAATAAAATGGCAGTAACAGTTTCAAATATCCTTGTAGGCGAAGCAGCAGTTAAAACAGGCACTTCAAATACAACGATGAATCTGAATGATTTTGATAGCCTTACAGATGTAGGAGCAACCACCGGTGGTGTAGAAATTTCGTGGGAACCAGATATGGTTGACATTGAGATTGATCAATACGGCGATGCCGCAAAGGTAATTCAATCAAAAGTCAAAGTAATGGTCAAGACGACTCTTGCTGAGGGTACGCTTAACAACCTTGCAACCGCATGGAATTATGACAATACAACTGGCGGTGCAGATGTCAAAGCAAACTTTGATGGTGCAAGCACGAAATCGTTTCACTTTGGTTCGCAATCAGTATATCCTTTTGAATATGCTTTGCAAATTGTTGGAAACGCACCAGGCTCAACAGCTTCGGTAACAAAGACACGCAAGTTTAATACAAAACGAGCAGTATCTTTTGCATCTTCAATGATTTCAATGAAGCGTTCAGAAGCAACCGTATTTGAGGTCTCGTTCCGAATTCTCCCAGTAACAGACGATACTGGATATGAATACGGCAAAATCATTGACCAAGTTTAATATCTTTAATTAGATAAATAATTTGTACCAAATTGAGAAAATCCCTTGAGCAAGTATGCTATACTTTGCTTAAGGGATTTTCCCCATTATCAACAAGGATGGTATATAAATGAGTGATAAAAATGTAGACCTTTTTAAAGGAACGGAAATTACTTTTGCGGATGGGGTTAAGCGTGTTGTTAAGCCTCTTACTATTAAGCATTTGCGTGAATTTATGAAAGTTGCAAACGAAATGAAAACTAATGACGAATCAGGCATGAGTGACGAGGACATTGATAAAATGATTTCTGCGGCAGCAATTGCCTTGCGTAAAGCAGACCCAGTTTTGGCTGCGGATAGAGAATTGCTTGAAGATGTTCTTGACCTTAGAACATTCGGTGAAGTAATGGCTGCCGCAATGGGTTCAGACCCAAACCAGTAAGCGGGGTTGGGGGTGAAGGTAGTTCACCTCTTGTTTGGGAAGATATACCCTTATTAAAATACGAATCAGAGATATTTGTTCAGACAGGTGCTTGGCATAGTCTTGAGCAACTAGAAGAGTCATTAATCCTGCACGAAATGTTTTTGCTTTATCGTGCATGCACTAACGAGTTTAGTAAAAATATGAAAGCTCTTGCCGCTTCTCAAGGAGCTGAAGTTGACTTTGAAGACGACTGGTATGATCAATCAGATAATGTAAGAGAACATGCCATTACCCAAACTGAAATAAGAATGCTCCCACAAGGGTTCGGCTTAGGTTATAGCGCAGAATGATAATTGCTTTTTTGTCAATAAA